GCTTCACAGCGCGGCCCTGTGTCGGGTTCAGCTCTGCGCTCAGGGCTTCGAGGGCTAGCAGGCACACAGCCTGTTTCAGACGGGCAGGAATGCCATCAATACAGGTTACAGGCCAATACAGCCCTTGTTCGTCAGTGTCGGGCATATCCTTCCACCGGGTGTCATATTTTTGGCTGACGTAATCTGTGGCCTTGACCAGCGCGGCTTGCTTCACCGCGTCGGCCCCGGTCCATGCGGCATTATTGCGGTCAGCATGGAAAGCGTCAGCCTCCGCCACGGAAACATAACTATTTGCGTCCGGTAACCCTGTGCCGTCCTCGACGATAAACATATCAAAATCCCCCGCCAAATTTTGGCTGCTCTGGTAGTTCTACGGCGAGTTCGATAGCCCATCCCCGCTTTATTCTGCTAATAGTGCGTTGTTTCGGCAGATTGTATTTCTCAATAATATCCATGAGAGACATGCATTCCTCATTGTATGTAAAAATGCGTGTATTTCGACGATTACGCCCTTGAACCTTTGGTGTAGCCCATCTGCAATTTTCCGGGCAGTAATCTCCATTCACATCAATTCGATCAATGGAGTGCAGGGGGGATGGTCTATTTCCCATATCTCTTATGAAGTTCTCGAAATCCAGCCATTGTCTGCATACAGATATGCCCCGACCGCCATATTTTGCGTACTGGGAGGCGCTCGGGTTGTTGCAGCGATAGAGCATATTGCCCCATATACCGTATTCATTAGTGAATGACATCCCGTGTTTGGTTATGAACCTACCTTGATCGTCGGTAACACGGGATGCCATGGGTTACTTCTCCACTTTGCCTTTAGGCTCAGGCTTGGCAGGTTTTGGGTTCGGATCAAATTGAGCGTCAATGATCTTGTAACCCTGTGAGCGCAGTTCACGCTTACGTTCCAGTGTTACCGGATGCGGCTCGTAAATGATCTTTTCTTCGATTGCTTTTTCCATCTTGGGTGTTCCTTATGCTGTTAAAGGGAAAGGCGGCCCGGGGTGGGCCGCCCTTGGATTATTTGGAAGCGTCGCCGATTGCGATAACGCCAGCGGTGTGCTTGATGCTGGTCGCCGTCTTGTCCCAGTTGGTACCGGTAGCAATCTCTGCATCGGTTGGCGTTTTACCGCCGTTAGCCTCGTCCCAAGCGTAGCCTTTAAGGCCCAGACCGAAGCTATAATCGACCTGCATCGTGGTTTCGATACGGGTCTGACCGTTGGTTGTCGAGATGTTAGCGATGACGTCTTTGCTGTCATGGACAATGGCAGCGCTTTCAACAAGTCCCAGGACCTTTTGCTTGTTTGGGGTTCCGGTGACATACAAGGCAGGAGCATCCGTGACGATCACAGCCTTACCCAGAACGTCAACAACGGTCACGTTCCCGGATTGGAACAGGTTGGTAACATTCGCAAGGTTCTGGCCAATGAACTTGTGATAGACCTGACCTGTCATGACATCAGCGACGATATTGCCTGAGGCATCACCGAATTTCGCATGAGCGTCATTGATAGCGCCATAGGTCAATCCCAGCGTGGCTGACACATCGTTTGTAGCAGCAGCTTGGTTGCCAATTGCACCGGCCAGAGCAGCAATTGCGGAGTTCAGTTGGTCTGCAAGCAAAGCTTCGGCGAAGTTACGAGAAATAACCTCTATTCCTTCCGCTGTTGGCTTTTGCAGCCATGTAAGCTGCGATGGCTCAAAGCGGATTGGACCAAAGCCGCCTGCGATCTTAACTGAGCTGTTTTTCAGCTGTGTAAGATCGGTGGACGATGCGGAGGCCTGAGCAGCGTAGCGATCAACACGGCGTTGAGCAGAGTGGATGCTTGCAAAGAAGGATTCCTGCAAGAAATCCCCGGTAAAGCCTTCGGTTGTCAGCCGGATAGCATTACGGGACGCGCCGTTGAATTTATCCACCATTTGCGCCAGCGTTTCGATAGTGGCTGGCATGATGAAGTCGTTAAAGACCTGCATTTGAGAAAGTGTCATGTTCTATTTTCCTTATTGTTCTGCGAGTGATGGGAATTTTTGTGCAATAGCAGCTGCCCGGGCGGCACGATCACCACCCATGTCAGCCTTGGCAGTGCTGGCCTTGCCACCACCGTTTGCGCCATTAGCGCCGCCGCCACTGTTGTTCGGTGCGGCAATAAAGTGTTTTCCGCTGTCGCCTTGCGACCATTCGGTAACAAAATCCTTGATGGGCTTGCCATCGAATGTGGCGATAACCGCGCCATCGGCCTCGCCAAGCTCACCTTTATGCTTGGTCTGAATAAGCGCCCGCGCCGCATCAAGATATTGAGGAGCCACGCCTGCCTTGGTTAAGGCATCAGTCAGGCCGTTATCAATGACCAGATTTCGAAGGGTGGCATCTTTCTCATTCAGCGCTGCGGTCAGCGTGTCTTTTTCCTTGCGGTGTTTTTCTTCCAACGCGGATTTGATCTTTTCGACATCCCCCGATTTGCTCAAGGCATCCTGCTCGGCGGCTTCCTTAGCGGCGGCAATTTCATCCAGCTGTGTCTGGATCGATTTCATGCTGTCTTTAAGCTTTTTCTGATCGCCCAGCAGCTCGGCGTTCTTTTCTTTCAGGCCGGTTGTTGCGTTGTCGATCAGCTTTTGAAGTTCGGCCTTGCCTTCTTCGGTGTCGGTGTCGATTTTCATTGGAAGTTTACCCCTTGGGTTTGTGTTGCGCCCGCCTTGCGGACATGAAAAACCCCGCCTAGTTTCCTGAGCGGGGGCATTAAAAAACCCGCCGAAGCGGGGTTTGTTACTTTGATAATTCGCGGAATTCAGTGAGCGTAATAGCGATAAACTCACCCTCGGGCTCTTGAGTGTGCTTTCCGATGCCGCTTATACGTACTCGTTTCTTTACACCGCCAAACCAGACAGCATCTTCAATTGTTTTATTATCATGGCAACGCTGTAGATCATGAAGGTTTACACCTAAGTCTTTAACGTAAATCTCAACCATCTTTTGCGAGAGGTCGCCAAAACCAGCTATTTCATAGCTTTTGGTCATCAGTTTTATTTTGTCGGCATCTAAATCGAAGATAAACATAATACATTCCAGCTTTTTGATTTTCTGGAATATAGCCTAACCAAACACCTCGGTCCATATCTCCGCATCGCGCTGTTTCAGCTGCGCCAGAGTGTATTCCTTGCCTGTCGTGTCCGTGAATCTGTCTATAGGCAGCTTGCCGTCTCGGAAAAGCTTGGCTTTGCTTTTGCCTAAAGCGTGCTCTTGCAATGATTCAGACTGCTTGCGAAGCCAGTCTTCATAAACCATATTCTCGGGAACCTGACCGAACTGCGACGCCCTGGTGCCCTTGACGCTGAACTCGCCGAGATAAGCGACAGTCTGACAGCGGCATGGCCCAAAATGTAGGGGTCTCGCTGGAGCCTTGCCTACAGAGAAAACCTTACCGTCAAGAGCCCCGCATTTGGTACAGGTCCGGCTGTCCAAAGTAGAAACCCATTGAACTCCATCAATGATGCCAGCATTCTCTGCGTAAAGCTCATCTTTCGCCCGGCTGGCGACATGGGCTGTCGCAGTTTGCACAATATTAGCCGCATCGCGTCTGGATATTTCCAAAATTCCATTGGTGTAGCGTGCAGCCCTTGTCCCCCTGATGCGTCGAACGATCTGATCCGTAGTCTGCCCCTCAACCATGCCGATCTTTATTGCGTCACTGATGCGCTGTGCGTCTGCTGAGGCAAGGCCCGCATACCAGTCATTGAGGAGCCGACCTTGGAACGGGTCAATATCAATAATAGCCTTAAGGCGCCTCTCGGATGGTCGTGACATCTCGATACTTGCACCGACCGATGCCGCCGCTACCTCAATGACTTTCGCCTGAAACTCAGCTTCGTAAACCGCGAACTCTTTGAGGTCTAAAGATAATTTCTCATCCAGAAATTTGTACGATGCTGTCCGTTGAGCCCTGATACTATCGATTAAGGCATCAAGCTTCTTTTTCGTTTGTGGCCCCACGTTAAATCCACGTTCTTCAATTTCGCTCAGCTTCGCTGCAATCTGTCCGACAAGATCGGCACTGTCGCTGTTTACAATGGTGAGTAGTTCGTTAATAAGCTGTACCTTGTGCCGTTCTATCGATATAGCGTGCCTTAAAGAATCGCTGAGGATCTTCTCATTAGGCGTCATCGTCAACCGGCCCCATCAATGGCGTTTCACTATCCAGCCTTTCGCGCTCGTCTTCGGCGCTGACATTCTCTGGAACCAGTTCGCCTTGCTGTAAACCTGCCCACATCGTTTCAAACGAATACGCACCAGACTGCCAACCGGCAAGCCACTCACGCAGGGTGGGTGCATCCATCGGGGAGGGCAGATAATCCTTGTTCAGCTCAATCTTGGCGTCTTCAGGATTGGCTCCGATCCATTCCGCCATAAAGCGCAGGGCTTGCGTCAGCGTTCTTTCAACAGATCCAGCCAGCGCAGCCAGAACCGAGTTTTCTCCACCGCGCTTGATATTGTGCGATTCCGCTGCCTCGGCCTGTGCTTTTTCCGGGGACAGCATCCGCGCACCGAGAGCCGCCATTTGCTGCTCCTTGCGATCCATCGCCTTTTCCAGCGTTGCAAACCCTTCGGAGCCGCATTGCAGGAACCCAGCTTCGGAACCGGATGGCAGTTTTAGGACCGTATTCGCGCCGAGGTGTAGTTCTGGCACATCCTCAGGATTGTCTATGCCGTTGACCCACGGCGTCGGAAGCCCGGCGACGTGAGCACCATTCTCAAGATCAGCACTGTTCCGGTAATGAGCGATGTTCACATAAGCAAGGCTTTCGATTGGCGGGTTCTGGACATCGCTGGTGCCTTCTTTGGGTCCGGCGAAGAAGAATGGAATATCTCTAATCGGCGCGCCGTTGCGGGTAGGGGTGATTTCGTCAAAGACAATCCATCCCGTTTTGCTGCCCCCCATAAGGTGCCGCGTTGTTATTTCGCGCCAGATACGCTGTTGATATTGCCCATCAAGGAACAGCTCGCGGATCTGCTCTTTTGTTTCGCCGCTATCATCCTCGTAATCCTCGGTCAGAAAGACTTGGACCAGCTTTGTGACGTTGCCGACACGGCCCAGCCGCCAGTTTATTATGCGGTTAGCCCGATAAAGGGTCAGGTAGGGTCGCTGGCCCAGCCGGTGGGCCTGCTCAATGGTCAGCGCGCCGCCCGTCTCGGAGCTAATAGCAGGAGGACAGTCAACAAGCACACCGGCGCGTCCGACTTTGAGAATATCTTCCACCAGAGCGCGGGCGAATCCTTCCAATGACCCGCCGGCCAGATCAATATCCTGATAAAAGCTGGATAGGGCATCGGATTCACCGATTGTTGGCTGCTTCCGAAAGATCAGACCTGTCATAGCCTCGACAGTCCGGCCTGTCGCGTTGAAATAAAGGGCGCGGGCCTTGTATGCCTCATATTCGGGATTTTCCTGTCCGCCCAGCTTAGGCAGATATTTTACCCCCGCCTTATGAATGGCTCGCTGGCCTGTGGACGCGTCACGGCACATCTGCCAGACATCTTGCATCTCGGCATATTGTGTGTGCTGCGCGTTTGGTTTCATTAAATTCCTGTGGTTTTTCCTACGCTGATGGCGCGCTTGGTGATCGGGAACAGATGGGTGATGCAGTATCCGCCCGCGTCGTTTGCGTGGTCGTGGCCGGATTTCTTGTCAGGTTCGCCCTTATCATCCCAAATCTGGCGTTCCAGAGATTGGGTGTATTTCGGACATTTGGCTGTGTTGACCAGATAACGGCGTTCTTCGTATGTGTTGCACAGCGTGGCGTTCATGCTGTTGATTCTGTCTTTCACCGCTGGGTTGGATGGATCGACCTTGACGGTGAATCCTGCCTTTTTCAGCAGGGCAATATCGGTTTCGCTGGCATTGCTGCTCTTGCGGTTGTCCCCGGACGCATCCGGATAGACGATGATCTTATGGCCCGGGTAGCGTTCCTGTATCTTCAGGATCATGGCCGGGGTATCGAACACATCAATCAGTTCATCAACCGCACGGGGCAGGCCGTTACGCATGACATGGACAATCCCAGCCATCTTGCCGACGTTGAAATCCATACCGATGTGCAGATCATCCCCAAGCTGTACCGTATCGGTGCAGTGATTCAGGCGGCGGTCAAAGCAGTAATAAACAACGCCCTGATAATTCTCAAAGCTGGCCTCAAACTCCTGCCGGAATGTCCGGGGATCCATGCTGCGGCGGGCAGCGTCAATCTCAGCGGGCGGGACGTTACCGCCATCCAGCGAGGTATAAAGCCAGCTCTTGTGATCCGGCTCAGTCCCTTGGCCAGCAAGGTAAGTGTCGTAACAGTGGTTAAAGCCTTTCGGCGTTCCAATCCTGAGGGCATGACCGCCTTGGCGCAGTATGCCATCGACCACATACTTACAGGTCGAAAGCATAGGCCGCAGAACTTCTTCCCATGCCTGATAAGGGCAATCGGCCCATTCATCAACCAGCACAAAGAACAGCCCGGAGCCGCGAAGGTTGTCGTAATTATCAAGCCCGACAATCCGGATAACGTGTCCGGTGCGTAGCGTAATAGAGCATTCCGTCTCGTTCGGCTTGCCCAGTCTCCATGAAGCCGGGATGGCTTGTTTCAGCCTGCGCCAAAAAACACGCTTTGCCTGTTTAAAGGTTGGCGCGCCGTACCAAATCTCGTCCTCGACACTGACGCCCCACTTCATGGCCAGACGGGCTGCGCGCCGCATCTCAGCCTTGCCGAGGAATGTCTTGCCAAAGCGACGACCGCAAACTGCATCCCGGAACCGGGCGTTATCCTGCCATCCCCAAACAAAGATATTCGCTTGCTTGACCGTTAAGGCCACTGGCTTAGAGATGTGGCTTTGTCGGGCCATCTTCATCAATCTTAAGCGGCTGGGTGTAATCCTCGCCAATATCCGGCAGATCGTCTTTCGTATCGGTCTGCGGCTTGTCGTATCGTTTCGGAGCCAGTTTGGACAAATACCATTTGCGCGTATCAACCTTAAGGCGGCGGTGTTCGATCATGTCGCCTGTCTTGGTTTCGCGGCCTGTGGCCTTGTCCGTGATGATCACACCAGGTTCAGGTGTGTCACTGATATCCAGAATTTCGTCTGCCATAGCATCAAGACCCAAATCACGGGCTCGTGCGTACTGCGCATAAAAACCGTTGAGGTTGTCTAAGGCCCATGCCCGGACTGTGCTTTCCTGAGGGAAGCCTTCATCTCGGCAAATGCTGCGAAGGGTCTGGCCCTGTGCAAGGCGCAAGCAAATCTGTTCGGCAATCTCTTTGGTATATTTGGATGGACGACCTTTCGGCTTCTTCTCCTGTGTTTTGGCTTTGGTCGCCTTGGGTTTCCCCGGTTTCTTCGCCATGCGCTACCCCTTGGGTGGATGGTTGCAGGCCTCGCCTGCGTGGATGTGGGCCGCGCTTACGCTTATTCAGCATTAATCAATTACGTCAGGTGCTGTTGACCACAGCTCACAGGACAATGTCTAAGGGGCCCTGTGATAGGCATAAGCGTCTATTGCACCCCGGCGCGGTGACGGGGAGGGAAAGGAGGACTGACAACCTTGAAACTGGAGGACGGGTGGCTGGGTGTGCTGGTGTGGGGCAACAGCGGTCAGGGCCAGAACCCGTCCGTAAGAAGAACGAGAACGAATACCTCCGTTCCGTTAGCCTTTTCTACACATGGCAGATTGGCAATAAAAAACCCCGCTTCGGGGCGGGGTGTTGGCTGGCGTCAAAAACCAGCATGTCTGAATAGTACAGGGGGCCTAGGGTAGGGGTCAAGGTGTTTTTGTGATAACTTCATGTGATTATCAACAAAGGAGATTTAAAATGGCCAGAAGATTTATACAAGTACTGATGACAGATGGAAAAACCAATATGATGGTCAATCTTGACAATATAAAAATTATCAGCCCGTCAGGTGCGGGCACATCAATACAATTTATAGGTGAAGAGAATGACAGATTCAGCCCGGAATCTTTTAGTAATGTGATGACAAAGCTCGTAAGTGTTGAACAAAACGCTTAACTTTATCTTATTGTAAAATGAACCGTTAAAGCCCTAAGCCCCGTCACCATAGCTCTGGTGCGGGGCGTAGTTCCAGCGTATTGGTCATTGCCGCACACATCCCAAAGCACATCCTTTTCTGGCCCGGTCAGCACAGCCAGCGCATCTTCAAGCCTGATCTGAGCATCGGTCTTGCTGGCGAATGGGTCATGCCCCCGGCGGCCTGAGACAAAGTCCCCATACATCGGGGTGATCCGCGGCATTTTCCCCGCGCAGAAATAAATGAATGCGAATTTCGCCCCGGCTTTCCACATATCCTCGGTAATCGTCCCGGCATTGAGATACCAGTCCAGCTTACAGGTAATGCGCGCCTTGTGGCGTACCTGAATAACCTCGCCTTTGTTATCCCGGTCCACTGGCTCTATGAAGACACCGCCATCCTGCCGAGCACGTTCCGGTGTGGCGTATTCCGTTGCCTTGATCAGTGGCGTCTTATCCTGCTTCTTTTTCTTCATGGTTTCCCCCGTTCAGTAATGTGAGCTTGTCGTAATCAAATCCGGTAACCTCGCAGTAGGTGCGCGCTGTGCGCGGCGGCAGATCGGCGAGGAAAGCGCGTAGGGCGTTTTCCCCTTCGTCCGTCAATCCACCAGCTGCGGCTTCTTTCTCCCAGAGCATTGGCACCGGTACCCGTGGTTCTGGCTTAACCAGACCGGCGTACCGCTCCATGTCCTGCTGCCGGATCCGGTCCTCCTGGATAAGCTCCAAAATCTGCGCTGGGGTCGGCATCTTCGATTGCGTCTGCAACCAAGTCCGGAAGCCTCCCCGGATTTCCTCGATCGTGCAGGGCTCCATGACCATCATGAACCCACGGATGATGCTTTTCACCGCTTCCGGCTGCTTGCCGTAAACGTGGAATATTTCGAAGCTCTGCCGGATCAGGCTGTCCAGCTCCACCGCTTTCGCCCGCTCCGTATCGGCTGTCGATTTCGGCGAAGATATCGTCAAGAGCTTCGCGTCCTGCGGCTTCGAGACGGTCGTGCTGGGTAGGTTTCGGGTGATGTGTTGCATTGGGTGATCCCTTCGGAATTGGCGATGTTCTGGCGGCGCAGGCGTCGGCTATGGCGCCCTCGAAATATTTCAGCGATCGTGGTGGGGCGGACCTGCCTACCATCAGGCGGCGAACGGTCGGGATGATATCCAGATCAGGATCCCAGCCGGCGTTCAGCCAGACCTCGATGCGGGCGTAATCGCCAAACCAGTTCGGATCTGCATCCCACCCGGTGATGGCGGCAATCGTTTTTCCAACGCTGACGGTGTCGGTTTTCCGTTCCGGTTTTGTTTCATGTGAAACCGACCGCGGCGCACGCGTAACAACAGCAGCATCTTTTGGTTCTTGGTTACTGGTTATTGGTTCGCATTGCATTTGCTGTGCATTTGCATCACTTGTTCCGTGTCTTTTCAATGCGCTAGCTTTTCTCTGGGAAGAAACTTCGTTCACCCGCAGAAGTTCTTGAACAACTCTTGCGGAAGTCCAATAGCCGTTTTCGATACTGAATTTACCCTCAAGCCGGGGACGGATTTTCTTCCACATTTTGCCGCCGACTTTTGCGACACGGGCAAGATAGGCGTCATCATCGGGCAGGCCTTTCTCACCGGCTTGATAGTGAGCCAGGATCAGCATGATGTATGCCCCGGTTTCGGCGGCATCCATGCCGATGGTTCCGCCGAGGAAGTCGCCGATATGCAGCTGGACGTAATTGATCTGGCTCATGCTGTGCCGCCGATCTGGACTCTTCTGAGCTTCTCAATTATCGTTTCGCAATGAAACCTGTAAAAAACGCCAAGTTGTTTTTTAATGTCCTGCTCATTTGCATTGGAGGAGCTCTTTTTGGGCCCCTTTTCCATCAAGCCTGTTGGCTTATCGTAGACTGCTATGATCTCCCTACCTCTATGCATAAATTCGAGTTCATTTTGAACCGTTATCAAACGTTTCTCACCGGTTTGATGGCTTTGGTAGCTGCTGGTGTCGGGGTTGTTGCTATTAGAAACCAAATGGATGCTGATGAGCGGCGCTCTCAGTCCCAGCGCGCAGCTAAGACCAAGGCTATGACCGTGGCAGTTGATGAGTTTTTTGATGCAGTTAATAGAATTGAAAAAATAGTATCTTTTAGGGAAAACAACGGAGTTGCGAAGGCCAGCATTAAGATTCTTGAAAATGAGTGGATACACCTTCCCAAGCAAGTTCCACCAATTATAGTTGATCCTTATGTTATGGCAGAAATACCCGGCGCCGTTGTTAACGATATTCTTATGATTCGTAAGATCTGTTTGGTTGTTCAAAAATGTCTGGACACGCTTGAGCCGAATTTCCACAATAAAGATGCTTTCATTGAAACAGACCGATGGAACCGTTTTATCAGTGGTTACACCGAGCACAGACGCTACTACCTTATTCATCGAAAAGCTGTTTTCGAGATAATTCATGAATTTCTTCCACCATAAAGCTTCTCACCAATATTCTTAACGTGCTGGCGATCCAGATCATTCGTGATCCAGTCCAGCCGCACCATAACCGCTTGCCCGTTGGTTTCGCGCCATAGCTTGTCAGCCTTGGTCCGGATTTCATCGTCGCTCATTGGCGTATAGGCAACGTGCCGGGTGAGGGATGTACGGATACTGCTCATTTTTGGCCCTCCGGTGCGCAGATATAATCCACCTTGGAGGCGAAAAAATTCTTGTTAAACTTTCTCGCCCTTTCACCGGCATCAATACATGCCTGCTCCGTTGCAAAGATCGCTGTTGTCATTGACGAGGATGTTCCGCTGGCAAGAACCGTGCTGGATATTGCTAGAATAAGAATATAGTTCATGCTTTCCCCCATTCTGTGCATTTGTCACCATTGGCCACGCGCACAACTGTCTGCATCCTTTTCAGGGCGGCGCGGGCTTCTTCATGTTTGGTGGCATTTGGGAACGTCAGCAGCTCGATACGGTTGGAGCCGTATTCGACTGTCAGCTGGTATTTGATCTTGTTTATGGTCATTGCGCCTCTTTCACTCCATGCATACGCAGGAAGGCGGCAACGGCGTTCACGGCCTGCTGCGGGGATCCTGCTTTAATTGTGTGTACCGGGAAGCCCAGATTGATCAGGACGCCGTGGCGGTTCTTCTGATTGTCAGACAGAG